CTTAAACTGGGCGTTAATAGGATCTCTGTAATTTTGCGAATTAGAAATACCTAAATCGTTATATTTGAATACATCCCATTTAAGATCTATGTTTTCACCGGCTGTTCCGAGCTTGTCAGTAGCAGAAGACGCTGGATTCCTCAACGCATGATTATTGAAGTTCTCCCGACCCTTGCGGTCAAACACCATCATTTGTTTTTATTCCTAGTCTGTTTTTTGCTGTACTTTTTGACCTTCTTCTCTTCCTTCTGGTTTTGAACCTTGGATGCGCTAGTCTCATGAGTGATCCACAGCGTAGTTTCGTAATGTTTGCCGATCTGATAATCTAACAAGAAAGGCTCATTAGTTTCTGGATCAAGCATCACTGCCGCAGCTTCTCTTCCAGTTTTAACCGCATAAAGACCATCCCCCATTGAGACCAGCTTTACATAACCTTTGTTGATTAGCTCCACCGCATCTTCTGAGGTCATGTCTCTAACACCACCCATAGCTTCAATATCATCTACTGTTATATTTTCCATCCAAGACGCCACTTGATCTGCATCCTGCACTTCGCCCTTATTGTTTCTTGGCAGCTCTATTCTGTAATTATCATCTTTAAAAAGGTTCGTTCCATCGACTTCCATGTCAGCATAACCACCAGTGGAATCTTTTAGCGCTTTTTCTAATATCTCTATATCTGTCTCGTTGTCTTTCAATGCGCCATAGTTGCCAGCTTCGACCATGTACTGAGCATACAATGCTTTAGCACCATTTACGATAAGCTTCCTATGATCTGGAAACTCCTCGTATGCTTGACCTATAATTTCCGAGGCCTTGATGTCAAAGTCTTTAGCGATTAAGGTTGGATGGTCTTTCATCATGTCTATGCCTTTAAGCATATCTGTTGCCACATCCATACTGTGTGTCGTTTTAGTGACAATCTGGCCGCCAATTGCAGCATAGGCTGTTGTATCATCCTCAAAAACAGCAGCCATAGCGTCTGGCGTGTAATCATCGCCAAAACCATTAGTAATCGCTGACATCCAGACAATCACCTCTTCTCTGCTGCCTTCTTTAATAATGTGTTTTAATGCTTTGGCTTGCGTCTGTGTTAATGGTGGCACCTTTACGCCATAATGAATACTTGCTTTTTCAGATAGCGCTACGTTTTGTGCGAATTGCTGCGCAACCATAGCGTGATCTTTAGCTATTTCTTCTTTTGACTTATATACTTCCTTCTTATCGACAATCTTTTTGGTTTGCAAAAGATCAAAGTTAATCTCTGGCAGTGGAGTGTCAATAATCCCTTGCTTAAAATACAATTCAAGACCGTTAGTTTTAGCTTCTTCAATAGTAGCTTTATGAACCTTCTCTAAACGCTCCCAGTGTTTTACATCCACAGCGCTCATGTTCTTTTTAGCTTTAGCTTGCGCTATCGCATTTGCTTGACTTTCTACTGTCTGAGCTATGAATGCTGTGTATGAAGATTTCCCATAAGAAAATCTCTGTATTCCTACAAGATCCTCGTAATATTCAGTTCCTTGTGCGTTTTCTAAGGCTAAATTCAGTGCCGCTTCATCCGGAAGATGCCCTTGATCTATTACCGAATTAAAATCAGCTAGATCACTTTTTGCTTTCTTGGCTTTTAATGTTGTGGCTGTTTTCTGTGCAGTTACTATTTTGTTAATCTTAGTTTGCGCCCTAGAAACAATAGCGTCTCTTGTACCAGGCAGCAAAGATATATCCTTTTCTAATTCTGTATTCTCACCTTTTGCAAACTTATTAATCTCTTCTTGAGCTTTTTCAGGATCAGACTCAATTAATCTATTAATCCATCCTTCCATTATCTGGCCATCAGTCTTTTCACTGAAAAGAACATTATCTTTTGCAACACTGTCAGCATCCAGCACACCGTCTTTAATACCTTCAGCATAAATAGCACTAATTTGTTCCATTTTCCTTTCATAAAGAGCTATATCGCCTTCGCTTGCAGCTATTAGCGCATCTTCTTTCATGCCCTCGACGGCTGTTGTAACGATTGATAAATATTCAGTGGTCTTTTGCTTATAGACATTATCTTGAATACCACTTCTAGCTCTTGAAACGTAGTCGTTAATCTCATTTTCTGCGTGTGGGCGTAGTTGCGGATCGATCTCAGTTAATAGACCTTTGCGCATACCTTCAACTTGCGCATCAAAACCTTCTATATCAAATGGATTTGTTCTTGCAAAGTTTGCTACATCAGATCTAACATCAATTTGAATCTGAGCAGCATGTGCCATGAGTGCGCCTTTGTTAAACGCTCGACCTCTGATAGTGTCACCCTCATGAAAGGCAACACCACTGCTCTTACCAGAAGCAGCCGTTTGTCCAGATAACTCACCTTCTTTTGCAGCATCACGATCTGCTATCTGACCTTGCTGATTTGAAAATGATTGCAATCTGTCGGCTAACGATTGAAAGCCTTGAGCCTGCTCATTACCCATCGCTGTTGGTTGTATTTGTACTGATCTTTGGTATCTTTGAAACTCAGCCATTACTAACCTCTCTCTGCTCTTTTAGCGCCATAATTTAACAAGCTTGAACCAGCACTTAGATAGCCAGATTGTTGAGCATGCTTACCCGACGTTAATAGGGAGCTTTGCTTCATGCCTAAGTTAGCTGCTGCCATTGACTGATCGTAATCAAAGCTTGCAAAGTCATTCTTCATCATTGCTGCTGGTGATCCTTCATACGCTCTAACACCAGTGGCGCCATGATAAGCATTTTGTGAAGCAAGGTTTGCAACTAAACGCTGACGTCTTTGCACCTCTCTGTCTTTTGAGGCAAACTCTGCGTCTCTTGCTTGCATTTTATAATTGACTTTTTGTGCGTGTCCAGCTGCAGCACTTAGTACCATCGAACCAGCCGTTGAGACACCTTGCCATGCAGCAGCCGACAATCCTAAAAAAGAACTAGTACCTGCTACCACTGCAGTACCTGCTGCTGCCGTTCCTGCTGCCACTGCAGTACCTGCTGCTGCTGGCGTAGCCAGCATTGCTATAAATTGACCCATTATGCTTCTACCTCCACTCCAAGACCTAATATTGTCATCGGGCCTGGATCTACTTGTGTTATTGTTACTTGCGCTAAATCTGTCCAACCTAATAAATGCATCTTTTTAATCCCTGTAAATGGCGTTACATTGCTACCTAGTTCCATACCAAACGATCTATCGACCATATACTGACCATTAACCGAAACCCCAAGCGATTCATACAAATTAGCAATAACACGTACGACTCGTTTCTTTCTGGTTAATGTCGGGCCGTCCTGGAAGTCTTGATTAACCGGCATGGTTTTTATTGTTGCGTCATAGTTAAGGCCGACTTCAACCTCAAGCGATGCTCTTGCTAGAGTAATTGAACCAGAAGCCGGTATATGATTTGCCATGACCGATCCGTCAGCGCGTACTCGACACGTTTCTCCGTCTAAATGACCAAGGCCAGTGACGGTTGCAGAAGCTGGACTTATTGATATTGTTGCACATGCGTCTGTGTAAGTGTCTGGATCTAATCGCTCTAAATATCGTTTCACCACACCATTGATTGTTCTTTTAACTAAGAAGTAAACCTCTTCAACAACGACAGCGACTGCTTCTACTGATCCGTTAGTCGTCCATTGTGTCCATCCACCAACCTCTTGCGCTCTTAGTGAGTTGAATACGGCCACTGTACCGTCTGAATTTACGAAATAAACGTAGTTAGCATCTGTCTTGCCAGTACCCCTAAGTGCAGCCATATCAACCGGTGAATCAAGCAAATGCGAAGCCAGTAATGAAACGGTGCCAGCCGTGTATGCGTCCTCAGTATAGGCAAACAAAAATTCACGAACCGATTTACCAGTACGATCAACAAACAAAGTCGCACCATCGATTGATTTTGGTGGAATGCTGCTTGATCCGAATAGCGTATGACGTCTTACCGCACTCTTAGCTGGTGTAATCGGAATATCATTAATAGAAAATTCACCACCAGTTGTAAAGATCTGTAAGTGACGGCCAGCATAAACAGCAGTAATTGCATTCACCTGGTCTGTGTCTAGCGTTAAACTAATCCCTTCATCGTCTAATGAATCACCAAAATCAAAGTTAAAGAAGTCGTTAGTCTTAGATCCCCATAATGTTTGAGGGCGTGAACTAGAGCCACCCATCCACATACGACCCTGGTAGAAGGTAATACTCTTCGGCCAACCCCTAGTCGAACTCCAGGCTTTTTCTTCTAATACGCACTTTTCACCGTCAAAAGTCGGGTTTGTTGTATCGCTATCATCGTTTTTAAATACTCGAATCAGATCGCCTATAAATTCCGTGTCGGAAGTAATAGACGTTATTCTCACTTTGCCGCTATCAGCATCAAAAATACCACCAACAAATTCACTACCCAAAGGGAAAGCGTCGTGCGTAACCTTTACCTCTCTATCGATCTTATTCCATTCAGTGTAATCGGTTTCATTGCCGTTATCTTCCGGCGAAAACGAAATTTCATCATAGTTTTGTAGAAAGTCATACGTCGGATATTCTTTAAAGGTAATCCCAGAAAGCGCCCAAATAGCGTGACTCTCACCACGAACCAGTTTTGCTGGCTGGTGATCCTTATGCACAATAATCATGGTGTCGGCTGATTGAGTCCACTGTAATTCAAACAGCTCTGTTGTGGTATAGGTTGTTGTTACATCTACTTGCCAAACATCGTCTTTATAGATCGCAATGTTGTTGTTTGTAAATACAATTAAGTAAGTCTGTTCTACATTAAAAGCGAATGCCGCTAGTCTTGAAGCCGCACCAATATCAGCAACATACTTCATGCCTGGACGACGTTTCATGCCACCCTGAGGGAGTGATTGCACATTAACTGCTTCAGCAGCACCTTGATAAAAGTGTTTTAAATCTGTACGCGCCGCTAAACGTGGATCAAGTGTTCCACTATTAAAACTGGTTTGTAATGTAATGACTCTTGGCATTAGTAACGCACATCCACTAATGGCGAGTCAATGATCGCATCGGTTGGACGTGCTTGTGAATCTGTAAATCTTGACCTTCTCAACTGCCCTTCTGCCATCTTGCGATATTCTTCCGCTTTGGTAGAGTTGTCGGTTACTGGGATTGCAAAAATAGAGGCTAAGTTAAATTCAAGAAGCCGTTGAAAATACCCTGGCAATATAGTCTCGGACGGTTTGAATATGTAATCAAGATCTATTTCGTTTGCGTTTGAGTATAGTTTATCCTCATAGATTTCATAATCTACTCTTGGATGAACGCCTATCGCGACAATATAGCCGGAAGGAAGTTGGAAAGCATGCGACCACTCGTTTTGTGGTGTTGCTGTTAATTTGCT